CCTTACAAACGACCAAACTACAAAAAAAGATATGATGATTTAAAAAAACATTATGATATAAAACTTAATGAGTTTAAAATCAGAGAAGAAGAGTTAATAAACGAAGCTACTAAAAATAGAACTGAGTATGTAACTCCAAAATCTCCTGAAGAACTTGAACAATTTAAGAAAGACTATCCTGATGTGTATGAAGTTGTAGAGACTGTAGCTCATCTACAAAGTGAATCCAAAGCAAAAGTTCTAGAAGAACGCCTTGGTAAAATTCAAGAAAGAGAGCAACAATTAATACGACAAGATGCAGAAAAAAGGTTATTTGAAAATCATCCTGATTTTGAAGATATTAAAAATAGTGATGAGTTTCATAGTTGGGCAAAACAACAGCCTGAGTCAATTAAGAAATGGATTTACTCAAATGCTGATGATGCTGACTTAGCTTCTCGTGCATTAGATTTATTTAAACGAGATACAGGTATGGCACCTACTAAAAAGACAAGGTCATCTTCTAAGACCAAAGGAAATGCTGCTGATATGGTTTCAACTAAAACTACAACTGTTGAACCAAAGCAGGAGAAAGTTTGGTCTGAAAGGGAGATTGCTGCCATGAGTGTTGCTGAGTTTGATAAATATGAAAAAGAAATATCAGATGCAATGCAAGATGGTAGAATCATAAGATAAACTATTAAACTAATAAAGGAGAAGTATCATGGCTCAATATTTTGAACCAAGTACCGATACTAATGCTAACTTTGCTAACTCCGTTAGTGGACAGGCTAATAGTTTCTTCCTACCTTCCGTTTATTCTAAAAAGGTTTTAAACTTCTTTAGGAAAGCCTCGGTAGCAGAAGCTATTACTAACACCGATTATACTGGTGAAATATCTGCTTTCGGAGATTCTGTAAAGATTATCAAAGAACCGGTTATCTCTGTGTCTGATTACACAAGAGGTAGTGATACATCGCAAACAATGTTAACTGACCAAGAACTTACATTGGTCGTTGATAGTGCAAAAGCTTTCAAATTCATCGTAGATGATATTGAAACTAACATGTCACATGTAAACTTTAAGGAAGTAGCATCATCAAGTGCTGCATATGCTCTTAAAGATTCATATGATGCTGCTGTTATTGCAAAAATGTTTGCTGGATTATCAGCTAGTTCACCTGACCATATTATAGGTTCAGATAGTGCAACTGCGGATGCTACAATGGCACACGCAACTAACTCTGTTGACCTATTAGGTTCAGATGGAACTGGTGTAGACCCATTAGATTTAATGGCAAGAATGGCTAGAAAACTAGATGAGCAAAATGTTCCTGAAGAAGGAAGATGGTTCTTAGCTGGACCAGATTTCTATGAGCAACTTGGTCAATCAGGTTCTAAACTATTGTCAGTAGATTTTAATGCTGGTCAAGGTTCTATTAGAAATGGATTAGTATCTAGTGGAAAACTAAGAGGATTCGATATGTACAAATCTAACAATATCGCTGCAACATCAAATGCAACTGGTAAAGTGTTAGCTGGACATATGAGTTCAACTGCAACTGCAAACACAATTCTTTCAACTGAAGTGTTGAGAGACCCATCATCTTTTGGTGATATTGTGAGAGGTCTTCATGTCTATGGCTGTAAAGTCTTAAGAGAAGAAGCTCTAGTAGGTGCATTCTATGTTATCGACTAATATATAACTCGGAGGGGTCTTCGGACCCTTCCATTTTAAAAGGAGAAAAAATGTATCACGGAAAAATGAAGAAAGATAAGAAAAGAAAAGGAAGCTACATGGGTGGAAGACAAACTATGAAAGGTGGCGGTATGAAACAGCGTATAGCCTATAAACATGGTGGAGTTCATAAAGAAGCTATGCCTAAAGCTAAACCTTGTTAATATGAAAGTAAAAGCACCAAAAGGCTATCATTGGATGAAACAACCAAAAGGTGGCTATAAATTAATGAAACATAAAGGCAAGTTTGTCAAACATAAAGGTGCAAGTTTAACAGCAAACTTTGCTATACAAAAGGTACATAAAAAATAATGGCTACTACATATTTAGATTTAACAAACGAAATTTTAAGAGAATTAAATGAAATACCTTTGACTTCTGCAAACTTTGGAGCTGCAGTAGGATTTCAAAAGTTTGTAAAAGATGCAGTAAATAAAGCTATTTTTGATATTGCAAATGAAGAACCTCAGTTACCTTTTTTTGCTACTGCTCCTAGTGGAGGAACAGACCCTTTCTATGGAAATGTAACTGTAGCTACTGTAGCAGGGCAAAGATGGTATACATTAAAAGCTGATAGCTCTAGTATAACTACAGATTATTCATCAATAGACTGGGATGATTTTTATATAACCACTATTAATGTATCTGGTGAAACATCTCCATATGTTTCTAAAGGATTAAATTTTCTTACATTAGCTGATTGGAGAAGATATTATAGAGATAATGAAAATGCTGATGATGCAGAAGGTTCTGATGCTTCTCATGGTGAACCTATACATGTTATTAGAAGTGCAGACAATAGAAAATTTGGATTAAGTCCTATACCTGATAAAGTTTATAATGTGCATTTTTATGCATTTAATAGACCAACAGCTTTATCAGCACATGGAGATACAATAATTTTACCAGAACAATATAGTAATGTTATAACTGCAAGAGTTAGATATTATGTGTGGCAGTTTAAAGAAAGCCCACAACAAGCTGCTTTTGCAATGGATGATTATAAAAAAGCTATGAGAAATATGAAGTCAAACTTACTTAATCCTCAACCTAAGTACATGACAGATGATAGGAGATACTTTTAATGCCTAGAGCTCAACCATATACAGTAGCTTGTGAAGGAGGATTAGTAACAGCATCTAATCAAATAGATTTGTTAAGAACTCCCGGTACAGCTATTGAGCTACAAAATTTTGAAATATCTGTAGAAGGCGGATATAGAAGAATAAATGGTTTTAAAAAATATGGTGCTACACCTACACAACCTACAGGAGGTGCTTCAACTATACAAGGTATTATACCTTATGCTGATGGAGTTATAGTTTGTGCAAGTACTAATATATATTTTAGTAATGATGGTCAAAACTGGTTACAAATAAATAGAAGTTCAGTATCAAGTAGTGGAGATAATCATACTACATTTACTGGTAGAGATTTATTAGAAAGAACAAATCAAGGACAAGTACAATTTGCATTATTTGAAGGACCTAACTATGAGCATGGTCAATTAGTAATAGCTGATGAGAATAACAAACCTTACAGTTTTAGGATGGAAGGTACAGGTGCTTTAGCATCAAGAACATTTTTTTCAGAAGAAATAACTGTAAGTGGAACTAAAGGTGTACAGTTTATTACTCACCATGATAGACACTTAATAGCTGCAGGTGTAGAAGATAATTTAAGTACAGTATATTATAGTGCTTTACTAGACCCTACAGACTTTAGTGGTACAGGTTCAGGTGCTATAACTTTAACAGACCAAATAGTAGGAATAGCATCTTTTAGGGCTGACTTATTTATATTTTGTAAAAATAGTATTCACAAACTTATAAATATAAATACTCCAAGTACAACTGCAGTAGTACCTGTAGCAGAAAGTGTAGGATGTTTAAGTGGTTATAGTATTCAAGAGATTGCAGGTGACTTGGTATTCTTAGCACCAGATGGTATAAGAACTATCGCTGGTACAGCAAGAATTGGTGATGTTGAGTTAGGAACTGTTAGTAAACAAATACAACCTATTATTACTACACTAGCTCAGAATATAAATCTGTATCAAATAACAAGTACTGTTATTAGAGAAAAGTCACAATACAGGTTATTTTATACAAATTTAGGTGCATCAGAAAATGCACAAAGAGGAATCATAGGAACTCTTAGACCAAAAGGATTTGAATGGTCAGAAACAAAAGGTTTAGAAGTTACAGCAATAGGTGCAGATTTTGATGCTACAGAGGTTGAAAGATATTATCATGGCTCTAAATCAGGATACATATATTTACATGATGAAGGTAATGACTTTGATGGTTCTGCAATTATTGCTAGATATAAAACACCAGACTATGATTATGGTGATTTAGGAACACTAAAAACTTTACATTATTGTAAGGTTTCTATTGGAGCAGAAGGTATTGTAAATCCAGAACTACAAGTAAAGTTTGAATATTCAAATACAGAAATACCACAGCATACTAATAATTTTAGTTTTGGTACAGTTAATCCTTCAGCAGTATTTGGAGAAGCAGTTTTTGGATTTAATGTTTTTGGTGCAGCATCAAATCCAATGATAAGAATACCATTACAAGGTAGTGGTACAAGTAACAGTTTTACAATTTTAAGTAATGATACAAACGCACCTTATAAAATTAATGGATTGTATGTAGATTACATACCATCTGGCAGGAGATAAAAATGGCAGGATATACCCGACAAAGTTCGTTTAGTGATGGAGATAGCATAACTGCTGCTTTGTTTAATGATGAGTTTAATCAACTAGTAAATGCATTTAATTCTACAAGTGGACACACTCATGATGGAACAACAGCAGCTAATGGTGCTCCTATTACTGTACTATATGGAAATACTTTAACTTTTGGTACAAACGCAAACACAGATATTGCTATAACATTTAATGGAGCAAGTAACGATGGTGTTTTAACATGGATGGAAGATGAAGATTATTTTAAATTTTCAGATGATATTTTAATAGATAGTACAGAAAAAATACAATTTAGAGATTCAGCAATATACATAAACTCAAGTGCTGATGGTCAGTTAGATTTAGTAGCTGATACAGAAATACAACTAGCAGCAACAACAATAGATATAAATGGTGCAGTAGATATTTCAGGAGCTTTAACATTAGCTGGTACTACATTAGCAGAAACTATTTCTGATACTGTAGGAGCTATGGTAAGTTCTAATACAGAAACAGGAGTTACAGTTACTTATGATGATAGTGATAATACATTAGACTTTGTAATCGGAACATTAAACCAAGATACTACAGGAAATGCTGCAACTGCCACAGCATTAGAAACTGCTAGAACTATTCATGGTGTAAGTTTTGATGGTACTGCTAACATTGATTTATCAGAAGTTATCCAAGATACTGTAGGAGCTATGGTATCTAGTAATACTGAATCAGGTGTTACTGTAACATATCAAGATAGTGATGGAACTTTAGACTTTAGTGTAGCATCACAAACAGATGAAAACTTTACAACTGCAGACCATGCTAAATTAGATGGTATAGAAGCTAATGCAACTGCCGACCAAACTGCAGCAGAAATAAGAACATTGGTAGATAGTGCTAGTGATTCAAATGTTTTCACAGATGCAGACCACACAAAACTAGATGGTATAGAAACTAGTGCTACTGCAGACCAGACTGCTGCTGAAATAAGAACATTAGTAGAATCAGCAAGTGATTCAAATGTATTTACAGATGCAGACCATACAAAATTAAATGCAATAGAAGCTGGAGCTACTGCAGACCAAACAGATGAAGAAATACAAGATGTTGTTGGAGCTATGTTTAGTGGTAATACAGAAACAGGTATTACAGCAACATATCAAGATAGTGATGGAACTATAGATTTAGTAGTAGGAACTCTTAATCAAGATACTACAGGTAATGCAGCAACAGCTACAGCATTAGAGACTGCAAGAACAATTAATGGTGTAAGCTTTGATGGTACTGGAAACATTACAACACTTACTGCAGGTACAGGAGTATCTGTATCAGGTACAGCAGTATCTATAGGACAATCAGTAGCAACAAATGCAGATGTAGATTTTGCTACAGTTACAACTACAGGTAACGCAATTATTGGTGGAAACTTAACTGTAAGTGGTAGTACTACAACTCTTAATACTGCAACACTAGATGTAGAAGATAAAAACATAACACTTAACAAAGGTTCAGGTGATACATCAGGTTCAGCAGATGGAGCAGGTATTACTATACAAGATGCAGTAGATGCTTCAAATGATGCAACAATTTCATGGAGTGCTGCAAATGACAACTTTGTATTTTCACATGAAGTAGTTGCTCCAAGTTTAGATATATCAGGTAATGTAGATATTGATGGTACATTAGAAACAGATGCATTAACTATTAATGGTACAGCTTCAGTTCCTTTTGAATCAGCAGACCATAGTAAACTAGATGGTATAGAGGCTAATGCTGATGTAACTGATACTGCTAATGTAACAAGTGCAGGTGCATTAATGGATAGTGAACTTGCAAGTATTGCAGATGTAAAAGCATTAGACCAGTCAGTAGTAAGTGGAGCATCTCCAACATTTAGCACAACTAATTTTACTGATGCATCCGATAAAAGATTAATGACTGATGCTCAAGAAACAAAACTTGATTCAGTTGAGAGTGGTGCAACAGCAGACCAAACAGCAGCAGAGATTAGAACATTAGTTGAAGCAGCAACAGACTCTAATGTGTTTACTGATGCAGACCACACTAAACTAAATGCAATAGAATCAAATGCTACAGGAGACCAAACTGCTAGTGAAATAAAAAGTTTATATGAAGGTAATTCAGATACAAATGCATTTACTGATGCAGATGAAAGTAAGTTAGATGGTATAGAAGCAAGTGCTGATGTTACAGATTCAACAAATGTAGGAACTGCACTAACAGGATTTAGTACAGCTACAGATGCTGCAAGTTCAGACTTAGTTCCATTTTATGATGTAACAGCAGGAGCATGGGAAAAATCTACAGTAGCTAATTTAGCTTTACAAGGACCAACAGGACCAACTGGACCGACTGGACCAACTGGACCGACAGGACCTCAAGGTAATACTGGACCAACAGGACCAACAGGTTCCAAAGGACAAAAAGGTGAAGTAGGCTCAACTGGACCAACAGGACCTTCAGGTTCAGATGGAAATGATGGTTCTACAGGACCAACAGGACCTACAGGACCTACAGGACCTACTGGACCAACAGGGTCTAAAGGACAAAAAGGTGAAGTGG